CAAGCCTTCTTGCTCTTTTTCTCTTTAGGCTCTTTAAGTAGCTTAGCTAATTCGATAGCAGCCCGGCCAATCTGGATAGCATCCCCTACATCAGTTTTCTGGTACCCTTCTCCTGCAAACTTACGCCAAGTCCTAGGCATGATTTCAATAAAGGTTATAGTGTCTGGGTCGAAAGCCCCGGCTATAGCCCCTACGCTTTTCATAAGCGAGGATAAAGAATGGTGCGAAAACTTACCCGGTATAACTGGGATGTTCTCTACTACTGCTAAGTTAATATCAGGGTATTCTTCCAGGACTTTACCTAGCTGTTTAGTTAAGTCGGCAAGTCTATACATCAAATCTTTATTAAGGTTAAGTTCTATTGTGCCGCTAGATATAAGGCGCGATTCTTTATATACTGCATAGGCAGGCATACTAGAGTTACTGCCTGAGCTTGGGTCAATAGATATGAATGTACCTTTAAGGATTAAGTCTTTATTATATTTATGAATTGTCATGTTGAATAGTTTATCCCTCTTTTAGCTAGGACTCTTTGACTTAAGTCTTTTTGTGTTTGTTTAAAGTCCATAAATGTAAATTCAATCTGCTTAAGTTCTTTATCAGTAAGCATAAGGTCGGCTACTGGTTCCACTCCAGTCTCTAACTTTCCGGGAGGATCCAAGCTATACACTACCTTCACTCTTTTCTATACAGTAACGTTATTCATTTGTCTCCTCTTCTGGATCTAGTCCTAAAGCAATCATGAATTCATATACCATAGTATCCCACCTATGATAATCAGAAGTTGCAATCTTGAGTGCAAGCTCTGCTTGTTCTTTTGTGATAAGAGATGTTTGCATCTAGGTTAAGACTCCACTTTAATATCGGCCAAGTTTGTGAATGCTCCAGGTTCCATCTTAAGTGGGATCTCCCCACCCAAAAATAGGTTAAGGCGCTTGACTGCTCTGTCAACACAAGCCATAGCCTTTTCTTTATCTTTTAAATTAACCTGAAACATAAGCTCATCATGCAGGTCAATGATCCAAGGCATCCACTCAATCCCTTCCTTATCTAGTTCCTCCTTAAGGAACACGATTACAATCATCAGGCAGTCGTGACCAGTACTCTGGATTACTCTGTTAACTAAATCCTTTTTCTTTTGGTGGAAGATTCCGATAGGGCGACCTAATCCATTCAGGACCCAACCTTTATTCTGGTACCACTCCCTTTCTACATCGGCCTCAAAGTCTTTAATACCTTTATATAAGTTCCAGTAATCTTGATGCATCTGCTTTACTTCTTGCAGAGATACATCTACCTTCTGTGCCTTCAATGTCTTCCATATCTTGTGAGGACCTGCTCCGTATCCACTGGATAGAACAAGTACCTTACTAATACCTCTTTCCTTTTTAGCTTCCTTCTTAGCTTTAGCAATAGCTTCATCCGTAGGATTCTGTGGATCATATCCAGATTTAAGAATGTTCTTCTGGATAGCGGCAATGCCTGCCCCTGTATATAAGTAGATGTCCTGATTAGGTCTACCCGGTCCATACAAATCAAACAATGCTTTATCCCGACTAAGTTCTGCAAGGACTACGTTCTCCAAAGCAGAGAAGTCAGCTTGGATAATAATTTTACCTGGGTCAGATACCCAAGTCTCCAAGTATCCACGCACTTTTGGAAGCTGCTGGATGTTTAGCTTATGCCCTTTAAGATCTCCACCCCCAGCTAACCTCCCTGTTAAAGTTCCAGGCGCTTTAAATTCTGGGTGTACTCTACCATCTTCAGAGGAGAAGGCTAACGTCGCATCAATGAATGTATCTACTTTAAGTAACTCTTTATACTTATCGATCAGGACTCCGACCTCTCCCATCTGAATAAGGCTAGCCCCATCCGTAGGCAGAGACCCAGAGTCTGTCATGTCTAGTTCAATCTCTTCTTTATCCGATAGCCTAACAGAGATAAGCCCTGGCCTATCCATCAGGTGTTCCCGAACTACAGTGTAGGAGAATAGGTTCTCATATAACAACCACTGCAACTGTTTATTACTATTAAGATTGAATACGTTTATGTGTTTAGCTTTAAGCTCATCTAGTTTACGTTCCCACTTCTTCCAATTGATTGTAATCTCTTTAGGCTTCTGGCTTTTGATTAACCACTTCTCATAGTTCTTACTTGGGGTACCATCCTTTTTAAATTGAGCGGGAGGATTGCCAAGCTTTACGACTTTATATTTAACTGGCTCTAGCTTTTCTAATTCTTTAACTTGGTTCTCCCAGAACTTTATAAGGATGGGAAGGACATCCGGATGATTGATAGCCCTAACTCTAGCTTCCTCAATCTGGATCTTTAAAGTTTCCTTGTACTGTAATAACTTCTGTGTATCTATAAGAATACCCGAATGCTGCTGATCAATAAGAAGAAGAACATTCTGTATAAAGAACTCTGTATGATATTGACTGACATGTGCCGGGAACTCTTCCATTAAAGGTTTAAAAATTTCATGGTAGAGAAGCCACGTTGCCTCAGCATCCAAAGCACCGTACTTACCTAGGATATCTAGAGGAGCTAGGGACATTTTGGAGTAGTCAGGGTTACCTTGTCTGTTACCTTTGATGTACCCTTGAGAGGATAACCACCCATCCAAGTCCGTAGTGTTGGGAGTGTCCCACCCGAGAAGCTCAACCATCAAATGTTTAAGACCCCAACGCTGCTCATACCAGCCTTCCGTGGCCCATTGCCTAGCCAGTCCATAAGTACAGTACTTCCAATTTGCGTGTTGCCCTGTAAGCTTAAGCCATACTGACCCGTCGTACATAACATTGTGTGCTATAAGATTTACTTTAGAAGATAGGGTATTAAGAATGTCCCTGACATCCAATTCATTCTGCCCCCTTAAGTCGCAGTAGATTGCACCTGGATCTCCTGCTAAGGAGATACCTACAGCTCTGAATCCTGAGGAGGGAATAGGTAAACCATTAGTCTCAAAGTCTACCGCAACAACTTCGCCTTCCTTCAGGTCCTGGATGAAAGCGAATAGATCATCCAAGGAGTCAGTAATAAATATCTTATCCCTGCTTGGATAGTTGCCCGGTTTAATTAATGTGTAAGCAGATCCATTATTCATTTACAATCTTCTTCCATACTTTAAGGATGACAGGGCGTTGTTCCCTTAGCCCACGTTCCGCTGCCCATTCTCTCACCCACTGGATACTTGGCCCTGCTATTTTATTTAATGTATATTTGGATACGGGATCACACGCGTAGAAGGAACCATCTCCTTTTACTGTTATAATGTAATCCCCATATAAAGCAACTTGAATTTCTACAGAGTCTCCTGTACCTATATCATTAGGTAGGTAAAATAGGGAGGACTCAATACGTTTATTAGAATCTAAATCTTGAACAATCAGTTTGTTATGTTCTAACCTGGATACTACCTTACAGTTTTTATATACACCCGGCTCCAATGTACCGGATAAGGGAATGGATAGATTGTTGCTTGACTTGCCATTAAGCCAGTCAGCACTAAGCTTGTACCACGTATAGCCTGTTCTCATAATCGCCTCACGTAAAAGAGAAAGAGTAGGCTGGTCTTACTTTGACCACTTAGCTATGGACCGGATAAACATCTCCATGCCTAGCACCTACTCCTTCTTATATTAGATTGCCTGAAACCCGCGAAAGCTTTGGATCAACCTAATATTTTTAGTCATTAAAACACAACTTAGCTTAGTCGTTTAAGAACAATGAAAGCTTAGTTCCCGCTGGGATAGTAACGTCCGAGCGAAGCTTAATCGAGTATCCTTTCTTCTGACCTGTCTTCTCGTCTGTGTTCTGGAAAAAGATAATACCAGAGTCCATGTATTCTGGCTTCTGTCCTTTTCCTTTGCTTACTACAACCTTAACTACAGCAGCAGGGCGCATGCCTTTACCTGTAGTCTTTGCGGGAGCAGCAGCACGTTGAGTGTTGTTTGAGTTCGAGTACTTGCCTTGATAATTGTTAGCCATCTTTTCTTTTCCTTATTCTCGTTGGCATATACTAAACAAATCCTAAGACCATCCTAGGATCCGTTGTAGTTGAGGGTTAGTTTAAGTCTTCCTTCTTTTTTGTCAAGCCCTTTTCTTCCGCTTCATCCAGGAATTGTTCCAAAGTAGGATCCGCTTCCATATGAATAACCTTGTCTGCAAAGTCTTCGATGATAGCCATCTTCAAAGCTGCTCTATCTTCCGGGTCCTCGATGACTCCATCTATTAATCTTTTAGCTTGCTCAGTAAGGAGAAGAATAGTATGTGCTACTCCCATACTTGAGCATAGTTCTCTAGCGTAGATCCCTAAACCTACTGTCCCTCTCAGGATAGGATCTTGCAAAGCTTTTTCCAAGTCATTCAATAGTTTATCTTTATCTTTAATTGAACTCATATTAGTACTCCATATCTCTGTTACAGATTTTGCACCACGTCTTACGGAAACCTGTATCGACGGCCACACACTTATGCGTAGATCCTAAATTATTTATAGTAAGTTCGTATCCTTCTGGGATAGTTATAGGACTTGAAGGGGCTGTTGTATAATAAATAGCAGATCCAGAAGAGAAGGTAGAAGTAGTATCATATAGAATTTTATTACCTTGAGAATCTAATTCCCCTACGATTTTAAATGTAGAGTAAGTTTTTCCCTGGCTAGTTATACACTCCCTTGTATTTAAATCCCATTGGTTAATACCCATGGAATTTCCCCACTCATCAATCAATCTACCTGTCATTATTTGTGTACTTCTATCTACACTTATAGGTTCTAATCTTTGTATGAATACGTTTTCTACAATAAACTTTATACCTTGCCAAGCAGTTAATATATAATACGGATCGTATTTCATTTGTTCTTCTCCTGTATTTCTTTAAGCCACGCTTTAGGATTCGACTCTAACCTATCACAAGTATCTTTAAGAGAGCAGTAGGTACACGCTGTCCAATCCTTTTCCTTACCATCCCATTTAATATTCTTGGGGCGCTTACCTAAACTGTTTGTCTTATCCATGTTAAGAATGTACTCATAGTTATTCATGATAGACTGACGAGTAATGATACTATCTTTATAGATAAGTTCTTCTTCTCTTTTAAACTGAAGAACTCCATTCGGTCCAAAGCGTAGGTCGAATACTTCAATCCCAGGCTTCAATGTTTTAGGTTCTCCCTTATCATTAAGCTCTACTAGGGGGGAGTCGCGAGACACCTTCTTGGCTAGCCAACCAATCAAAGGAAACATTACAGTCTGAGTATAGATAAGTTTATACTGGCAACCTAAAGCGGCCATATAGAACCCGGCTTGCGCGAGGTGGTCGAAGCCCGGTTCTCCACCTACTCTAACATCCAAGCTAGAATAAACAGAGGATAGGTTCTTATGTTCCACTCCTAATAAAGGTCTTCCCTCCTTATTATAAATAGCGAAGTCAGGCCTACCAGTTACTTCCTTATCTTGGATCCGGAAAGATACCGCTGCCTCTTCTTCTCTTTTAATAACTAGGTTATCTGACTCATGTCCGGATAGAACAATCTTCCAAATCTCTTCTGCAACCTTACCTCCTTCGAACATAAGGAGAGTACTGTCTTCTTTATCTTTAAGGGAGATACCCTTATATCTTAAATAGGTTTTACGTGGGCAGTTATATTTCGCGTAAGGCTGACCATCCAGAACAACTCCAGCGTTACCTCCTCTTAAAGTTCCGGCTTGCTCCCGATCCTTTTCCTCAGATTCTTTTTGAGTAAAAGAGAAGTAATCTTTTAAACTATCTTTAATATTAATCATTCTTTAAGCCCTTTTTGTGCAACCTAGTATCCTTGTTAGTTCCTAGCTCAATAGTGTGAAGAAGCATTGCGATACTAGCTAGGGCGTGTCCTAAATGACTAGCCCCGGATTCTGGGTCCAGGTCCTCACCTTCTTGATACTGAGTAAGGTGACGCATAGCTGCGGCAATAAGTCTGTGAGAATCAAAACCTGCTGTGTAATTGTAACGTCCATACTTCTTTTCTCCATACATAAAAGCGAAAGCCATCTGGTCTAATGCAACTTTAGGATTCAAAGATAAGTCTGGCTTATTCGTATCTAACTTTTTAGCGGTGTTGTTCATTGTATCCACTCCCTGTTCTCCAATGAAAATACTTTTATTTCTTTCTCTTTCAGATAATAACCAACAGCCATAGGCTTGTCAATAACCTGTCCATTAATAGAACAACCTGAATCTACTATACCTACAATCTCTGTAGGCTTTCTCTCATTTGAGAAATGGATCGTTTGGAAGGAGCGGTGTCCCGCTAGACGAAACAATTCCAGAAGGCTGGTTGGCTTGTTGGTCTGCATTTGCTTGGCTCTCCTGTTGTTTAGTTTGCAATTCATTAATAGCATGAAGGTGGGACTCTACCCCCGAGAAGATAAGACGTTCAGCTAGCTTATCGTAATCCAGTTGGTACAGGTTGGCTAGTTGTTGGAAAGCATAGCCTAAGTTATCATACAATGTAAGTCTAACTTTAACTCTAGCTTTCAATGGTTCGTTTTTGTTTGTCATTTACAGTTATCCTTTATTAAATATGAATATAATTAAATCGCCTATGATGTACCCAGTAAAATACCAGATCAGGAATATACCTATAAGGTAGGTTACCTTACTCATTAGTATCTTCTTCTTCTTCTATCGGGACAGGAGATCCATTCGCATCGTATCCCCACTGGACAGGACTTGCATTCTGGTAATCATTAAGATACTCGGTTACTAGTCTATCGAATGCGAAAGTCTTAAGCTCTTCCAAAGTCCAAGACTCAATCAATCTATTCGCCCTACTTAAAGCCGCATCCATTCTAGTTTGCTTATTGTTATTAGTCTCCATGCACACCTCTATTAATTACTGTCATTAAGTTTTGATAAAGCTTCTGCTCTTCCGGAATAACTTTACGATCCGCATTCACTAAAGCAATCTGAGGCTTCAGCGTCTCTAAAGATAACACTAGATCTTGTCCTGTCAACATCTTTTTATTCTCTTGTTTAAGGATATACTTAGCACGTTGACACATCTCCCTAAGGAAAGCTGGACTATAACTTTCCCCTGCCTTTAATGTCTCAAGGAAGTCGGATACTGCTAAGGTATTTCCATCTGTATACCTAGAAAGGATATGGAACATTGCCTCCTTATTCGGAAGCTCTAAGCCTAAGACAGAATCAATACGTCCCGGTCTAAGCATCGCCCTTTCAATCACCTCTAGTTCATTTGTAGTAAAGATATACATTACACTGTTTGACTTATTATCCACGCTGTCCAAAGAGTTAAGGATATCATCTACTGTACTATCCCTTTCTCGATCCTTGAATAGCTTATCAATGTCCTCTACGAATACAATCTTTTTACCTTTCAGAACAGAGAAGTATTCTGTAGCAGTTACAAAATCATGTGCAGTCTTACAATAAAGAAAAGTAATACCTAACTGGTTAGCTAAGTGAGCAGTGTAACTAGCTACGGAACTTTTACCCATCCCGTAAGTACCGTGAAGAAGAACTCCTCTTTTAAATTCGGAATCGGGAAAGTCTGCATGATGGAGGATTGGGGTATAGATAGAATACCCTAATTGATTTGCTACTTCTTTCGAGAAGATAGGTTTATCTTGAATCCCTTGAAAGAAAGAAAGGCCTTCTCTTCTAGATAAACTAATTCCTGCCCCAGTAAATATGTCCAGATTTTTGCTTAAGCTTTGGAGCATACCCATAAACTCTTCTGGGTGTGTGTCCGTATAGATTTGAAAATCTAATCTATTAGGATTATCAACATCCAAATCAAAATGAATTCCTTTTACTCCCCATTTATTCTTATTCTTTATATGGAAAGCTCCGTAGATTCCCGAGTAAAGTGTCCCGTGTTTACTGAAAGATAAACGCTGAGTAAAAGGCTTACCAGAAAAAGGTACCTTATCAATGTCTTCTACTACCAAATTCTCTGAATCAATCCAAGCTTGCAAGCCTAATGCATAAGGATACACAAAGCCTAAGCCTCTACACTTATACCCGCCCTCAACTTTATTAAATTTAAAAGTCATACTTATTACCCTTCTTTTTTATTTGAACCGAGAACAAACAGTGCGACCGAAGTGAATAGCATGGATACTGTAGCTCTCAGGATACCAGAGAACATAGACCCAATACCGAAACCGAAAGCGGCAGCCATAGCCCATAGCATTACTTGTTCCGTACTAATTTGCTGTAACATAATTAGAAATCTCCTCTTTAATTTGAATAAGTCGAGTCGCCCGTACATAATATAGCTCATTATATTTAGGAGTGAAGGAGTGATAGCAAACCCACTCTCTTCCCCTTAACTCTGGACGCTTGGAACATACTTGAATCTTTTGCTTCAAGATTTTCATGTGAGCACGAACCTGCCCTTTAAGTGTACCTAGATCGGAGATAGGAATACCAAAGTCTTGCATGGTCTTAAGGTTGATCTGGAATATTCCGTAGTCTCCCGTATTTGAAACTGCATCCATGCGTAGGCTAGACTCAAGCATCCCGATCTTAATCGAGATAAAAGGATCTAGCCCATACCTTTTAGCTTGCGTGTTTACTTCCTTAGCTAAAGTCTTAGCAAATGTTTTATTAATATAAGGGTTAATCTTTTGAATGTAATCCAGAAGAGGGTCTGCATTCCCTGTAAAGGGAAGCAGTCCTGTAAATAATAAAACAAATAACTTAATCATAAATCCCCCCGTAATGCTAAATACAGAATCAATTACTGAATAAGATCAGGAATATAGATAGGAGTAGAGTAGTCAAAGATAAAGTCTTCCGGACTGATACTCATTCCAAAGATACCACCCACGCTAGCGTCCTTCTTCTCCTGCTCCTCAGCTTTCTCTCTTACTTCCTTTAAGTTAGTAACGAATCCAACAATGTCAAGAAAAGATTTATCTAGCTCGTGAAGGCTGGCTCCAGTATGTAAAGTTTCCAAGTTGTAATGCTTCCAGAAGTCTTCATCAGATACTTTAAGAGTCTGTCTTAAGTCCTTAATAAGAATGTCTTCAAGGTATACAAGGTGGTTAGCTAGACTTACTGCTTCTGTAGGTGTAAGACTTGCGCCAAAGCCAAGGCCAATTCTAACTGGGTGCCAAAGAAGGAATGAATGCTCCATGCTGACACGCTGAGAACAGTGAGAAAGGATCTGGAAAGCAGCACTAGCAGCCCCGTTAAGAACAACGCACCGAACCTCTTTACCTGAAGCTTTAATCTGTTCCATTACTGAGATGAACATAAGGGTGGAATAGACTTCACCCCCCGGACTATTCAGAACAATATCAACTGACTGCACTTCTGGGTTCTTCTGCAGATCGATAAGTTCTTTAATCCGATTCTTCATACTCTCAGGAAAAATAGGTCCCGAAATAATAACTGCAGAGTCTAGATTAACAGTTACGGACTTGGCTTTTCCATAAAGACTGGACCCGATTAGAGCCATTAAAGTCATGGACAACATTACTAATCTTAACATCATACTTACACATCCTTTTCTTGTGGTCCGAATAGATCATCTGGTAAATCCAAATGAGAATCGGAGAATAAATCTTTAGGTACGATAGGACTTGTCGCTGCATTTGTCAAGGTATCGTTTGATACACTTTGCATTTTTAATAAAGCTCGGAACTTTTCCATATCTAGATTAGGGCATGTCTTATTCGGGTTAAGTTCCTTATGTCCAAGGACTTGGCTTTCATTAAGCCCGTACTTTTTTAATAAGTCCTTTACCTTCCTAAGTAACTTAGCTAGTTGAATGGGAGTAGGTTCCTTCCTTCCAACCCAACATATGCCTATAGACTTACCGTTCCACTTTTCCGTATGTGCTCCTACGAAATGCTCGCCTCTTCCCTCCTCTACTGTCCCATCTCTTTTAACAACAAAGTGATAGCCAATGTCTGACCATCCTCTTTTAAGATGCCAGTCCCGTATTTCTTTAACCCCAATGTCCCCCCTAGAATCGGGGGAATCAGAGCAATGAATAATAATTTGATTAGTTCTTTTGCGTTGTTGCATTTTGTATTTTCCTTTATATCATATTATATTTAAATACTAATTCCCTTTTAAATGTAAAGCTGAGGCCATCATATCCGCTGCTACTTTATTATAATAAAGATTCCCTTCCGTATCCTTCACGATATAGCCTTCTTCTATTACACTCTGAAGCCAACGGTTATACCTAGACTTCTCCGTAAGTTGTTCATAAAATTTGAATGCTTGTGTTAATTGACCCTGATTAATCTGTTTCATTTTGTTTTTCCTTCTAAGTTAAAGAATTGAAGAATTTTCTTGTATTTATTAAATGTTTTTAAATCTAATTCAGTATCTTTATGCTTAACTTTCATCCATTCTTTATATGTTTTATTTTGACAACCTATAATAATGTTCTGTGGCGTGAATGTAATATTGTAAGGTTTCATTTGAATATAAATAATATCAGAACTAGAATCAATTACAGCATCCCCACAAACCTTAGCATCCCCATAAACCCTAGCATCCCCATAAACCACAGCATTATCATAAACCCAAGCCTCCCCATAAATCCCAGCATTACCACAAACCCTAGCATCACCATAAACCACAGCATTATCAAAAACCTTAGCATCCCCATAAACCCAAGCCTCCCCATAAACCACAGCATTATCAAAAACCCAAGCATCGCCATTATGGCTTAGATTGCTTTCCTGTTCAATAAATCCCCCCCTATCTCCAGCTTTTACGTAAAACTTAGGAATATCCCGTAAAGCTTGAATCTGATAAAAACCTTGCGCATTTTTATTATTTGTTAATTTATATTTTAGCATATTACTTCCCTTATATTTCATATTGTTAACATGTTGCAGGTCTAACTGGCCATTCATCTAGTTTAGTGGGACAGGTTGTATCCTCCGGATCTAAAGCTTTGATCATTAAAGCTTGATGCTTTAGCGCTGCTAGAAAGATCAAGCTCAGGATAATAAGTAGCAATGTCCCTAAAAATCTTTTATCACTCATATTTATTTATCCTTAAGTAATTCGTTAGCTTCATACAACTTTTCTAGGTCAACGCGAAAAAAGATATCCCCGAAAGCAGATAGGAACATAAGAATAGGTACTAAAATAATACCCACACAGATAGCGAATAGCGGATAGATCAAATACTTAATCATAAAAATAATACTCCTTTTTGTTTGTATACAAACGAATTAAAGTTCTACTTGGGAATCAATATCTTTAGGCTTTACAAAAGCTCCCGATTTAAGCTGCATCATCAAATCATTTATCTTTTCAAGCGATTCTTGAATACGTTTTATCTTAGCCTGATTCTGCAAAGATAATTCATAAGAGACGCGCGCTTCCCGTTTAATCATACTGATTACATTGTTTTCATTCATTTTTTAAGATCCTTATTAATAATTTGTTTATTCTTTTCGTATGAATCCTTTACTGACTGCATGGATCTGCCATACTTATCTACTTTTCTTTTATTAAGACTAGTATTTCCTGTCAATCCTCTGTCCGGTCGTTTTCTCCAATCATTCCCGTAAGTTCTGACTGCATAAGATATAAAATCAAATACAAGCATATTAAATCTCCTTTATTTTAAATATACGGAACCATTCGAGTCTTCAATAAACACTTCATCTTGTATCTGTGAATCTAACCATTCATCAAATCCCAATTCGTAAGCAATTGGATCTACTTTTCTTAAAGCAGTAGACACTTCATATTCATAAGCCCCAATTTTAACAGGATCATACACAGAATCTAACATTTCATCATACATTTCATACAATTCATGATTAGGTAAATATTTGTTCATATAAATTCCCCTTATAAGTTATATTAATTAATCTCGAATCATCTCCATAGCTACTAGAACAACGCCGACGACTAGTAGGATACTAACCATACCTAGTGAGGCTAGAATAAAGTCCATCCCCGAGCCTACAATTGTTAAGACTTGATCGTTAGTTAATTGCATTTAATTTCTCCCATATTTATTATTTAATTCATTCCATCTGTTGTTTAATTTCTGATTTAATTCTTCCATATCTAAAATTGTCTGGTCTAGTATTTCTACTGTTAATTGTATGTAATTAGATTCCCGCATTATATTATTCCAATAGTTATAACCGCTAGAATCATTCCATGCGTATATCTCAAAGCCTTTTCCGTATATTGTTCTTTGTATCTCCTTTTCCATAGCGGCATATTCGTCGCGGGAATATTCTTCGCTATTAGTATAAATCATTTCTGCATCATACACATTTTCCTGTCGATGCACAGGACTTAAATCTAAAGAGAATTGCATGTTATTGTTCCTCATAAAAATGTAATATTGGTTTTCCTGTTTCTTTGTGTACAATTTCCATAAAACCATTAGCATAGTCATTTAATTCATATTGATTAGGATCACCAATTAAATGTTCTTCACAAAACTCATTAAAATTATCTAATTCTTCTATATTAAAATTAGTTTTATATGTAAAATAATCATTAATGTCGTACCCATCTACTTCATTTCCCCAAACATCTAAAGTGCATATTTTATATAAATTCATATATAATACTCCTATTGTTGTTAATTAATTAAAATATAGAAATTCAACTGTATTTTTATTCAGATACTTATCCCAATAGGCTTTAAATTGTTTAGTTGATTTAAATTTGATTGTACATTCTTGAGATAGATCGTACACCTCTTTTTTACTGTAGATATTTTTATATACGTGTATACCGTTACCTAAATGAATTCGGACTTCAAACGATCCTTTTTTTAATTTGTCACATAAGTCTTTATACGTATTTATTGTCTGCATAAAAGTAACTCCTTTATAGGTTATTGAATATATTAATATACCGAATAATAATACCCGCTATTCGGGTCGTAAGTATAAGATAGGTCAGTACGCTGAATTAAATCACCATCTACAAGGCGAAATGTCCCACCTAGAACATACCCATCCAATGGATCCGCTGTATAGATTAATTCTGCCTTCCTATCGCTATTCACGAGAAGAATTGATTCTTGGTCAAATTTGCTCGCTAATCGAATTAATTGTGTTAGACTGTCCGATCTATTTAAAATCACCACAAAAGATTCCTCTTTTTGATTTTTATAGCGCCCCTCAACCTTTTTATAAGCGTACCCATTAGACTTAAGGATTGATTCCAATTCATCTGTAAACACGCTATTCTGCATAGGGTTGTTGGAACCGCGCTCTGCTGATAGGATAACGAATTCAGGCAGTGATTGACTAATTGACTGTTTATTATACATTTGTGCCCCCTTATGATTTATAAATACGTTATTGCACTGGATCTCATCTACTATACTCAATGAATCATTAAATATACATTGCTTATCGGCTAATTTTAAAAATACTTAAGCAAAACTTACATTAAATTAAAATATTCTTTGCAAAACCGGTACGCTTGAATACAAGCTTTTAATTTTATTTTATATCCCCGTTAATAGCTTTAATAATAGACACTAACTCACCTAGTATTGATTGTTTAAAGTATTTGGATTGTCAACACACTTAATAATACTAATCAATTCCCCTGTTAATCTATTCTCCCACACATTAGATCCTTGAATAGGGTAAAATTCCGCTGCATACAATTGAGCTGTCAATTGATGCTTGAATAGATGGACTAGGACGGACTCGTCTACTGCTAGCGTTATACGGTTAAGGCGGTTAAGATAGTACATAAGTTTACTCCACTGTTAAGGTTAAAGTTAATTAAACGTTAGGCTACTCGATAGATTAAGTTATATTGAGGCCTTAATTCATTAATCTGCGCTAACACGTCTAGACTGGGCTCCTTAATTGTAAGCACAGTGTTACCGTGAGATAAGGTTAAATGAACAAAAGCATCAAGATTATAGATTGACTTAATTTCGTACCCTTCAACCCGTAAAGTGTCGACTAAAATTGTTATTTGCTTATTCATATTTGATCCTTTATTTTTATAAGCTGGAACGGTTACAGCTTATATTATATTTATCGGCTGTTTTTTGGAAAACTTTAGCTTTATTTGAATTATTTTTTTACGCTCAATCGGATATTTATATAGATATTAGATCTAATCGACCCCGATTCAAGGGATAGGCTAGGTATCCCCTGATCGGGACAACGCATTAAATCGAATTTTAGAGCTTACACGAAATCAATGGGTTATCCACACTACAATGGGTTACACACAGGTTGGCCGGTCGGTCAAGTATACACAGGGAAAGGGAAAGTCACCCCCCCACACACATCCCCACACAGGCTACGCACACACGAGGGAAGAGGAATAAGAAGGGTACAAGTGGGTTTAAATTAGGAGGGAGGAAGAGAATTTAACCTAAAAAAAATTCCCAGTTTAGGTAGTCTGTGAAGTCATATATTAAAATAATGACAGAACGAACCTAAAAAAAATGGGAGGTCTTATAAGTCAAGAACTTACGTCAAATCCTTAGGGGGCAAACAAGGGAGTTGCCCTCGCTTAAACATAAAAAAAAGAGACGGTAAAGTCCCCTTAATAAAATCTGCGCCGTAATACATTAAGCTAGGCTAAGCTTAGGTTGGTTATTGCTTTACTTCTTCTCTTATGCAACAAGCTAAGAAAAAGCCTTATAGATTAATACTATACTATACCTTGACCTAAAACCAGGTAAGCACAGTGCGTTGAAGTACACTTACCTGATAACTACTACTTCACTTAAAAGAAAACCAACCCCTAGCTATAGCTTAAGCCTTAGCTAGGCAAAGAAAAGAAAAGATATATACTTTATATCATAAATTTAATCAAAATGCAACAACTTTTTTGTAAGGTACTAATCTTCTGTTAAATTACCTATTGACATCCCAAGGACATTCATGTATCCTGGCTTATATGACTGAAATAATGATTGAATTCAATAAAGCTTTACCTTATAAAGTACTAGTATCCTTACTGAATAGTGACTTGCCGGGTGTTATATGGAACTCGAATAAGGCAGTGATTGATATCAGTACCTGCGCAAAAGCTTTAAAAGTCAAAGCTTTACGTTTAAAGAACTACCTAATCTACCTGAATCAGATAGGTTTAATTAATTTAGAGAAGGCAGAAGGCTCAGCTTGGGTCCTATCAGTTAAACCATTAAAGAACTATATTAAATAAAATGCACTCAATTAACAAATTAAACGATTTATTAGATCAGGTGGTATTCCTCCCTTCCCCCGAGCAGCGGCGCATTAAAGCGGCGTTCTGGGCCTTATACGCGGATATGGGTACTCAACCTATCACCCTGTCCCTAGCCCAGACCCTTACAGGGGAGTCCCGGTTAAAGGCTTGGTGGGGCTTACCGGGTTTTCGTGAATGGTTTCTTAACAAGGATGAGTTCCGGCAGCGGGTCGAATACCTAGCCCACTTAGCCCTAGATACTGCCGAGGAGATCCTTTCAGACCCTAAGGCTAATCCATCAGCCCGTGTTAATATGGCTAAACTTATGGTAGAGGTTGCGGGTAGAATGCCGAATAAATGGGAACAGAAGAAGTTTGCTGATGACTTTATTAATAAAATGAGTAAAGATGAACTTAAAGCTTACCTGGAAAAGGTAGGAGTAAAGTATTTAAACGACCCTAATTTAAAAAAGGAAGATAAAGAAGATGTCCCAACAAATTAATCAAAGCGCAAGTAAAATGTCAGCTAGAGGCGTGGTTATTCCAGCTAGTCAATCCGACGCTGTAATCTCTGTACCCTCTTTCGGTATCGCTATGAATAGCCGAGATCTGCTTAGAGTAGATGTCCTTGTTGGACGGTCCGTAGCAGCTACGGGTGTTACCGTTAGTTTGCAGGACAGCTCTGGAGCGGGTATCTGGAGAAACGTTAAAGACTCTTCCGCTATCTCAGCTTCCACAAATAGGACTCTTACTCCTGACTCAGCTACCGACATTTTTACAAGCGTAGGTCACGGGTTCACCTCAGGTCAAGCAGTAGCCCTTTACACTACAGGAACTTTACCCGTAGGACTAGACTCAAGCAAAATCTATTACGTTAAAGTTTTAGATGCAGATTCTTTCCAACTTACTGCAGTCCAGAACGATGGTATTATCACCGATATTACTAGTGACGGTACAGGTACCCTTACAGCTTCCGCTGTACGTGTAGTATCTTTAACTATCAACAATGCAGTCTCTGGTGACCAAGCCCTTATCCCTATTAAATCTCAATGCCGAGTTGTAGCGGATACTGGAGCAGGCGACTCCCTTCAAGTTATGGACGTTAGAGTAGAAGCTGGCACTTAATCTTTAGTATAAAATAAACCCTTTTTCCGGATAATTTATACTAGAATGAGTACTCCCACAGAAAATGATAAGCTTATAGCCGCAGCGGTTGCCCGGCTTAAGCGTATTGAGAAGACTGAGGACTTTGACCCTAACAGGCCAGGCTCTCGGCCTAATGCTACTCAGCAGCAATTCTTTGATGACTTGGATAGGCATACGTTTCGCTACCTAAGGGGTGGTAACAGATCTGGAAAAACCCAAACTGCAGCTAGAGAAGTTGCTTGGATCCTAACTGAAACTCACCCAAAGTGGAAAAGACCTACCTATTGGGGAGAACAAAAGTTACTCATCCTGGCCCTAGGTCAAACTACTCAGCAGATTCGCCACACTATGTGGGAAAAGGTTAAGGCTTACCTAGAGCCAGGTACCTATAAAGAGAATTTTGCAGGTATTGTTCTCCAATCGGTAGAGTATCTACCTAACGGAAATAAAATAGTCTTTATCTCGCATAATAACCCGAATGAAGCTAGAAAGAATGCTCAATCTTACGGAGCACACTACGTATGGTTGGACGAGATGCCCGGGACCGCTGAATTAGTAGAAGAATTGCATAAACGTATCCTGGATACTAGGGGTCACTTCGTAGCAACCTTTACCCCTAAAGTTATTAACGATAAAATTAAGAGAATGGTTGACGCTACTCACGAGCCCTACGGGAAAGTGTACAAGCTTCATACACTCCTTAACCCAATATATGATGAGGAAGATAAAAAGAAAATTATCGCCTCGTTCGCAGGCCTTTCCGATACCCAGCGCCAAAACTCTTTGGAGGGAGACTGGCTGGTTGGTGAGGAAATGGTCTATGCGTGGGATTACGATAAGATGTCCCGACCTTTACCCGAGCATTATCACAAGGGGTGGAGACACTTACTGTCAGTAGACCCTGCTCTTAAATCTAAACTAGGTTTAACTTTGTGGGGAGAGGACCCAGAGTCGGGAGTCTGGCACCTAATCCTATCCAAGTACATTACAAACGTGTATGTACCTACGGAAATTGTTACTACTTGCGAAAACCTTGTGAAAGGCTATAACATTTGTAGGCGGGTTTCCGATGTGGCCCCCTTCTATACAGAGACGGCCAGCAAGATGGGGTTTGTCTACATAACAATACATAACAAGGCCCATAGAAAAGGCGAACTTATTAAAGGTTTGCAACAAGCTATGGGTAGTCGAATCAATATCCCAGCCTGGAATGAAGACTTTATCCAGGAGATTACAACTTGTAGGTGGGCTGAAGGATTCCAGGGGGATAAGATAGTTAATTCCTCCTCCTTCCACCTAATTGATTCAGCTCAATACGCAGTAGACCTATTCCCTAAGTTCGAGAAGCAACAAAGTCACAGAAACTTTTATGCTTACTTAGTAGAGGCAGATGATAAGCGTAGGGCGAAAGAGAAGATGCAGAAGAATGGTATGTCAATTCAGAAGAATGGTATAGTTAGAGTTAAACGTGGGGCCCGGCGTGGCTACCTTTTAACAGGAAGATAACAAAATGGATAAGATAAAGCCTGGAACTCTTAAGATTATTATTAAAAAGACAGAGTCTGTCCCTACTCGGGATAACTACAGACCCAAGCTTACCCTTTCCGATTTAAGGGAGCAGGCCGAGGATCATATGATCATGTTCCGACAAGGAAAAGAATCCTATTGCCTTAAAAAGTTAAACCAGATAAAGTCTTTATTAGACAAACTACCTAGCCCCACAAAGGCTAGTCAAGAGCTTAGTAGGGATATTGAGACATTTTTAGCAAATCAGACCTCATCTTCTTATAAAAACGACGGTCGAAAGGAATAATATAAAATGGCACGAGTAATTATATGGGATGCAGCCCAAGCTAAAAAAGAATTATTCAAGCGTTTAGACTATGCTAAAAGACAGCGTAGATATCTTGAGCAAAACTGGCAAATGGCTGAGAATACAGCTTACAGGACTAGTAACTTTGTAACTAACATTGGCTCTAACCCCCTGGATGGTACACGGAACCAATTCGATTCAGTAGATAATAGTTCGGCAGACATTGGAGTTGCTTACGCATTCAAGAACCTTAGATTCATTCACGCTCAACTATCTAGTAACCCCCCATCTGTCCTTATGCGTCCAGCTACTTCAGATGTAGAGGACAAATATAAAGCGGAAACTGCAGATAAGCTTTGCAGGTATGCACTTCGTAAGTATAAAATTCAAGAGTACACTGACCTAACAGGTCTTAATACCCTACTTTACGGTACGGGCTTTCTTAAACTTATCTGGGACAGTGAACTTGGTGAGCCTTTGGAGGAGGATGAGAATGGGGATATCGTTACGGAAGGTGATATTTCCTTCTCCGTCGTCTCTAACTGGGATGTTTGGTTGGATCCAGATGCGAACCACTGGGAAGATGTAAGATACTGCTGGATTAAATTCTCTATTCCTTTAGAGGAGGCGAAGTTTAAGTATCCAGATAAATTAGATATGCTTCAAAAGTTCCGTAAGAGTTCTGGAGACACTCCTTCCGATGGATCAGCTTTAGATAACACTGCCCCTCAAGAAGAAGTTGTAGAATTTTTTGAATACTGGGAAAAAGGCTTACCACTTAACGGTTATCTAGGGCGCTACGCTGTATGTCTCCCTGATGGTACTCCTATTGAAGAGGTTAAACCGAACCCCCATAGATTCAAGACTAAGGGTAACTTCGAACTAGCAGAACTTCCTTTAATCCCTTTCACAGATGTAGACGTTCCAGGAAAAGTTTGGGGTAAATCAGCAATTGATTACGTAGCTCCAGTCCAGGATACTCTTAATCGTTTGGATACTGTGATGCTAGATAACATTCAAGCTCACGGTGTAGCTAGACTTATTCTTCCTGAAGGAGCAGAAATTGCAGACGGCTCTATCACTAACACTCCTTGGGATATTATTAAAGTAACTGGAAACTCTGGTGCATTTCACATGTCTCCTCCTCAAACTATGCCAGCTATGTCTGAACTCCGCGCACAGATGCGTGTAGGCATTGATGATATCTGGGGTGTTAACGACGCTATGATGGGCCAGGTACAAAGAGAAACCTCGGGTAACAGTATGCAGTTTGCTACTAACCAAGGTAACATGATTCGTCACCGCTTATTCAATAAATACACAATGTTTGTAGAACAGCTTTACAGGACATTCATCAAGCTAGTTATTCGTCACTGGACTACTAAAAGAACTATTCAAGTTATTGGTAAGGAAAGGGCGTTATCGAGTATCGATATTAAAGGTGCAGATGTCGATGGGGGCTACGACATTGTAGCTGAGTACGGACAAAGCTTCTCCCTTGATCCTTTAACTAGGAAGCAAGAGATTATGCAGATGGCTCCCTTTATTGAGAAGGCTGGACTTCCTCCTAGGTATATCCTTAAGATGTTCAAACTTGCGGATATGGAAGGTATCATGGATATTCAGCAGTTAGCTGAAGATCGCCAAAGAGAAATTATTGAGCGTATGATTGCCTTTAACATCCTTATTGAGCCTCAGCCTTTCGAGGATCATGAGAATATGCTTGCGGCAGCTTTAACTTACCGAATGACTAAAGAGTTCCAGAACCTCCCTAAAGAGAAGCAGGACCTTATCCTTCAGCACATCCAGTTAAGAGTGAATGCAGCAGCGGCAGAGAAAACTGGGCAGCAGCCAGGGCAGATTCCCCCTCCAGGACAGGAACCGGGACCTACCCCTACAGGCCAAGTTCCGGGACCAACCCCTCCCGGAGAACCTAATCCAGTAGAAGAAGCGCAAAAAGATCAGACATTACAAGAGGGTACAGGACCCCAAACTATTTAATAAGAATTCAGCCTTTATAAAAAAATAGTGCTTGACTTCCTGTAACATATTGAGTATATTCAACATATATAAACATCCATAGGCATAGGTGGAATACCCATAGTCGGGCTTCCTACCAGAGCCAGGAATAAATACCTATCCTTTATTAAAATAAAAGGACGGTAAAAGAAAGGTAGTTCATCATATGAACGTATCAGGACTAAGTCCAGTGGCACAAGCTGCTGTAGACGCGATGAGTAAGGGCGAAGACTTAAGCGGCGTAGCAGAAAAAGCGGGAATGGACCCATCCAGTCTGGCAACAGAGGACGGTTATTCTAATCAAGGGCAGGAGCCGGAAGCGGATTTAACAGATCCGATTGACACAATCCGAGATCCAGACCAAGAAGCGGAAGCCACAAAGGTTAAAGGATCTAATTCGAGTGGGGACGTTCGAAAACAAGATCCAGGTAAGCAAGGTTCTAAAGATATCGAAGAGATATTTGTTACAGACCATCAAGGTGTTCGACGCAAAGTTGCTATCGATTTCTCTGATAAAGAGAAGACCAAGAAAGCTTATGAACTCGCCGCAGGTGCTAGGAAATGGCAAGTTGAAAGAGATCAACTCGCTAAAGAGCTTAAGCCTACAAAAGAAAAAGCTCAACATTTCGACACTTTGAACCAAGCATACGAGAAGGGCGGATTAAAAGCTCTAATCGAAACGGTTGAAGGTAAGGATGGATTCGAGAAACTTATCCAAGCAGAAATTGCTAGGAGACAAGCTTTCGAGGATGCTACTCCAGCGGAACGTAGAGCAATGGAACTTGAAGAGGCTAAGAAGGCTGCAGAAGCTCGGGCTCAAGAGATTGAAGCTAAACTTAAAGAGACAGAGGAAAAAACCCTTGCTCGCATGGAACAAGCTGAAATCAGAAGTACTCAAGGTTTTGTTGATCGCGTATTTGATAAGTACCGATTTGAGGGAACACTTGGGGACCCAGAGAAGGAAGCAACCTTGGACGATCTCGTGTGGACTAAAGCACAGAAAGCATTCGAAGCTTTTCCAGACGATCAGGAGATTCCGACCGCTGTTGTTGAACAAGAATTCCGTAAGGCCGCAATGGCAGTACGTAAACTAATCGACAATGTAGCAGAGAAGCAGACTGAAAAGATTATCCAGAAGAAAAAGCAAGCAACTGCAGAGAATGTCCAGAAGAAGACCATGAGTGGATACAAGACTAACTCTCAAGCTGATGACGCTAAGAAGTTGTTACGCAAGGGAGATATGATGAGTATCTTAACGAACTGGGATGAATATAAAAAGTATTTCTAATATTCGTGTAGTATTGAATACTTAAAGTAAAACAAAAAACCAGTATGTGGAAATGGTTTCAACATACTAACAAAAATAGGCCTAGGATGGGCTTATAAATTAAAACACAAGGCTTAGTAGCAGACATTCGGTTACCCCGAATTAAGTAGTGAACAGGGTGTAAAATTAAGGAATAGTTAAATACTATGGTAGCTTTCAGCAACATCGACCAACTCAGACTTGGTAACCTCCTCCAGATTCAATTCACGGATGGAGTAAGAAATCAGATTTCTTCTGATTATCGTGACTTCGAATATGTAATGCGTCAAAAGGCAGACGAAGCAGCAGCTCGTGAACTCCGTTTCATGATCCAAACTTCTTACGGCCCAGCGGCAGCTCAATACATGTCTCCTGGTCAATCTAACGCACAATTCCCAGCAGCTCAACAGTCTACA